GCTCACCCTCTCAGACGGCACCACGGTCACCACGCGGGCGGTGATCTTGGCCGGAGGTGTGACGTTCAACAAGATGCAGTTTCCGGGGTCGGATGCGGGAGGCGTCATCACCGCCGATGGTGAGCGGCTTACCCGTGAGTGCGAAGACAAGAACGTCGTGGTGCTGGGCGGATCAAATGGTGCGGCCCAAGCGGCGCTCGGCGCGGCTCAAAAGGCCAAGCACGTGACCCTCCTTGCTCGCTCGGAGCTGGAGAAGGGCATGTCCCAGTACCAGATCGATGCGGTGCGCACACACAAAAAGATTACGGTCATTGAAGGCGACGAAGTAGCTGCCGTGGAGAAGGATGCAGCCGGGAACACCGACACGGTGGTGACGCGCGGCGGCAAGCATCTCGATATGGACATGGTGGGGATCTTCATTGGCTCTCGGCCGGACACCGCGTGGCTGCCGAAAGAGATCAAGCTCTCGCGCGCCAACCCCACGGAAGCTCCCCGTGTGCAGACCAACCCTGACTTCGAGACCAGTATGCCGGGAGTGTTCGCGGTAGGGGATATCCGTGATGGCACGAGCCCGAAAGGATTGCCGCGTATCGGCGTGGCCCTCGGCGAAGGAGCCATCGCGGCTCGGAGTGCCATTGATTATTTCTCCCGAGTACGGCCAACTGTGGCACACTCGACAGAGCACCACGTCACCAACTAAGCATGCGCAAAGCAGACGCGAATCGGCAATGGGATGATCTCGTAGATGCGGCCTTCGCGCTGGACGCCGAGAATCCTTATGCGACGGACGTCGCCGAGCCGATTGTGCCGGAGCCGCCCCTGAAGCTCCGTGCCAAGGCTATCTTCAAAGCCGAGAAGAAAGATCCCCATGCCCATTGAATACTCTGGTTTCTCGTCACGCAGTGACATGGTGCGGAAGGTGGTCATCGTCGCGGCCCCACCCACGGCGTACAGTCTCGTGTTGAAGTTCAATCCTTACCACGGCAAGGGGGGATTGTTCTCCAGTAAGGATGGCGGAACATCAGCGGCGAACCCTAACGAGGCGAGTGACGCGCACGAGGCGCGCATCGCCGCGATCACGCGGAACCGCATCGCCGGGGAGACGCGTCGCCGCGCGCACGCAGACCCCTCCTATATGGGCGGGCCGGGATACGACTTAGACCCACGACCGGGACACGAGGGGCCGAAGGCTATCTTCAAGGAGCCCACGTATATGGGTGGCCCAGGTTACTTCTTGGCGGACATCAAGCCGCCCCAGCACGGCGACAACAAGCACAGCACCCCACCCGAGGGTATGGGTGGACCGGGCTGGCAGCTCTCCGAGCCCGTAGGGGGCAAGGCCACCGCTGGTGGACCCGCCGACAAGCCGCAGACGGGGAAGTTCACCTTCTCGAACGACGAGAAGATCGCGAACTACCGGGAGATGCACGGCAAGTACCCGCCCGCGTCCATGATGGGTGGCCCCGGCTGGCAGCTCGATCAGCTGAAGACCACCGGACAGGATGGGGGCTTCGACTCGAAGGATGCCATGCGCATCCACGACATCCTGAAGAAGTCCGCCAACACGGACGGGGTGCCGGACTGGAACAAGGTCAAGGCGAAGTCTCAGCAGATGGCCAATGCCATCACGGACTATGACAAGGCGCATCGTCGCGCCAACGCGGCCGACTTCGAGAGCCTCCCCGAAGTGGGCTCTATCTTCCGAGCGCGTGCTGACGCCATCGCGGGGAGCAAGTTCAAAGCGCAAGGGATCTCGACGCACCAGACAAAAGCCGACGATGAAGCGTTCCATCACGAGATGCGGAAGCGCATGTGGAGCACCGACATTGACGGTGGAGGACCGCTCCCCAACCGGGCGGACTTTACCGGTAAAGGCGTCGTGCCCCCCTCGATGTTCGGGAAGTTTACGAAATTCCTGTCCCTCAAGCGGGATACCGGTTCACTGGGATTCCGGAAATAACCATGCCTCTCGTGATCAAAGCGGCGGACCAGCAGATCGTGTACGGCGAAGTCTACGCGCCCAATCGGCCGGACGCGCAGGGTGAGTTCATGACGGCGGTCCACATCCGGAAGATGGCGCACGACTTCTTACGTACCGGACGGATGGCGCAGATCGACGTCATGCACGGCAACAAGGTCGTGAAGGACTGCTGTGTCGTGGAGAGCTTCGTGGCCGACGAGGACGATACGCGCTACCTGCCGGGAGCGTGGGTGGTGGGGGTGCATGTCGCCGACGAAGGCTTGTGGGGCTCCATCAAAAAAGGTGAAATCAACGGCTTCAGCATGGAGGCCCTCGTGTCCCGGCATGCCCAAGACGTCAACATCGAAATTCCTCCCGTTGTCTCCGGCTTGACGAGCAAGAGCGACGAGCATCAGCACAAGTTCTACGTCACGTATGACCAGAGCGGGCTGTTCAAAGGTGGCGTGACCGATGTGGTCAACGGTCACTACCACAAAATCGTCGCCGGTACCCACACTCAAGAGGCGGACGGGCACACTCACCGCTTTTCCTCGGTGGACAATGTTCGCATTTTGGACTAGGGTGAAAGCATTCATGGCAACAATTCGAGCCAGACTACGGGAATTGCGGGATGCCGACGTGCGGTTCATCTCGCTGGTGGATCGTGCGGCATCACGGCTACCGTTCAGAGTCCTGAAGAGGGACAAGGAGAGCGAGATGGGCATCGACCTGATGAGCGTGTTCAAGGCAGAGAAGGCGAAGCCCGAAGTCGCCGCTGTGATCGTGTTTGCCAACCCGGACGCCACCGTGGCGGAAGCGGTGCGGCAATCAATTGCAGACGCCGGATTCATCACAGACAAGGTGCAGAAGTCTGACGAAGGCGAAACCACTGTGTACGGGCAGGCCGACATGTCTGACGAGAACATGGTCATGGTCCGGCTGAGTGACCAGATGATCGTGGCGGTCAACGGGTTGCCTGCGCCCACGGGGCTCTTCAATGATATGGTGGAGGAGCATGGATTCTTCCCCGGCCTGACGATGGCCTTGGAAGCCTTCCACGGACAGATCGCGCAGATTGTCGAGAAGTCCGACAACCCGCACGGGGACACCAAGAACGCGCTCGCCGGACTCGGCGACTACCTGCACCTGCTCGCATCGCTCCCGGCCGCGTGCTTCAAGGCCGACACTGCTGTGCAGGCGACCACGCTGGCCGCCGCCAAGAAGCAACAGGAAGCCGACGATGCGGCCAAGCCGCCCATCCCCAAGCCCGAGACCGACGTCGTGGTGACCAAAGAAGTCCCCGGCTTGGAGGCCAACGGCACGACCGTAGTGACGGAAAAACAGGAGGCCACCGTGCCCGACGACAAGACGAAGGAGGCGGTGCCCGCGAAGACCGTCACCACCGAAGAGAAGACCGTGACGACCGAGACGATTCCTGCCGAGAAGACCGCCGTGCAGAAGTCGGATCTTCAGCAGGTGCTCGATGCGCTGAAGGCCAGCGAAGACAAGACGGCGCTCAGCCTCACCGACCTCGCCACGAAGGTGGAGACCATCGCCACCGACCTCGCCGCGCAGAAGAAAGTGGTTGACGGGGTGGTCACGAAGGCTGACACTCTGGAGAACACGCTGAAAGGGACCGTGATTGCCCCGGCGACGCGCGAAGATCGCCCGGTCGGCGAAACGACCGTCACACGGAAAGCGGACGATGACCCCCGCACCGGCAACTTCGACACCGCGTTCCTGCGGCGGAAACGTAACTAGGCGCAGAGCATTCACCGACTGAAGCCAACAGGAGAAGACATGAGCACGAATCAGGAATTGATCCAGAAGGCAGACATTGCTCTGAGCGATCTGGCCACCGCAGGTAAGCTGAACCCCGAGCAGACGGATCGATTCATCCGCACGCTGATCGACCAGCCGACCCTGCTCGCCGCCGTCCGCACGGTCGCCATGGGCGGACCCCAGATGAAGATCAACAAGATCGGATTCGGGAGCCGCATTCTGCATCCTGCGGTCAGTTCGACCCCGTTGGCCGATGCCAACCGCTCGAAGCCCGACCTTGGGCAGGTGACGCTGGAGACGAAGGAAGTGATCGCCGAGATCAACATCCCGTACGACGTCATCGAAGACAACATCGAGAAGGGGAACGTCAACACGCCTCTCCAGACCGGTGCGGGTGGTATTCACCAGACCATCGTGGACCTGATCGCGGAACGCGCCGCGCTCGACCTCGAAGAGCTGGCGATTCAGGGCGACACGACGAACGTCGCCGACGCGTATCTCGCGTTGCAGGACGGCTACCTGAAGCTCGCGACGGCGAACGTCGTGAACGTCGCAGGGGCCTTCGACAAGGCGGCGGTCAAAGCGGCATTGAAGACCATGCCCACCCGCTACCTGCGCAATCGGTCGGCGATGTCCCACTACGTCTCGGTGGACAACGAGACCGAGGCGCGCGACCAGTACGGCTCGCGTCAGACCGCGCTGGGCGACCAGCAGGTGCAGGGCATGCTCCCCGTCTACATCTACGGGAGCAAGGTCACGCCGGTCGCACTGATGCTCGGCACGTCCGGGCTCTTCACCGACTCGATGAACCTCATCTTCGGCATCCAGCGCAACATCATGATCGAGTACACGAAGGACATCCGCGCGCGGGTCTTCGTGATCGTCCTGACGGCGCGGATCGACTTCGCTATCGAGGAAGTCAACGCCGTCGTGAAGTACACCGGCATCACGGGCAGCCGGTAATCGTCGTCGGCGTCGCTTCGGGAAGTCTGGGAGAGAGGGGGCAGGGTCTTGGCTCTGCCTCCTCGTTTCCGTGCAACTGATTGCACCTCGTCAAGGAGTGAAACATGGCGTTGAATACAAAAGTCGTCGCAACGGATCAGGCTCCCCCGGTGGTGGCCGATGCAGCGAATCAAGGACAGCAGGCCAACGAGACTGTCTTGTTGGAGCTGTCGATGTACACGCATTACACGTGGCAGAACCAAACCTACGAAGGCGGACAAGCCTACCGATTCAGCCGGGAGACCGCGATGCAGCTCCTTGGCGATCTGGATCATGGACGCCCGATCTGGCGCATGCACCGGGCTCCACGTCCAAAACAGCAACCGAAGAATCTCGTCATCGACGCCACTGACGTCACCGCCGTAAGAACGCGGGAGCATCTGGATGGCGGCGTGAACCCGGCGAAGCGCATCGACGTCGGCACCGACGAAGAAATCGCGGACGTGCTGAATCGTGGTGAAGGCGACGTAACGCTGTAAGAGGTTCCCCGTGCCCAGTTTGTCGATGCCGCTGTTCGTGAGTCCAGCGGATGTCATTCTCCGGATGCAGTTGAGCAGCGACCTCTCCGGCATTGAGGACGTGGTGTCCTCGGGCATCATCGGGGCGCAGCTGCATGTGCAGCGCATCATCGACGGCCAGCTGTCCCGGCAAACACAGGACCGCAACTATTTTCTGGACGCGGAGTCCTTCTCGGGCATCGCGCCCGGAGGCTTGTACAAAATCGAAGTTCCGAGTGGGCTGATTCGGACGGACACCGACGTCGTGGTGACGGCCAGCAATGGCCCCTTCGGGATCTTCGAGAACGCGGATATCACCCTCGTCCGGACGGACCATGGGCGTGGCTACATCTATCTGGATGCGGCGACCTATGGCAACGCGTATATCCGGGTGATCTGCGACACCGGGTATGAGGACGGCACGAGCCCGCTCTCCACCATTGACATCCCCGACTTCGTGCCGAGTCAGAGCTACGTGATTGGGGATCTGGTGCAGTTCGGCGGGCGGGTGTACAAGTGCTACATCGCCAACAGTGAAGCGACGCTCACCCCGGAGAATTGGCGCTACGCCTATGTGCCGATGGAGCAAATCCCCGCCGAGTTGACCGAAGCCATCATCTCCCTCGTGCCGCTCGTGTTCAACTCCTCACAGGCGACCAATCGGAGTGAGGAAGCCGTGCAGCAGTACCGCACGGTGACGGACCACGCGGCCATGCTGCTCCAATCCTATGTGCGGACACGAGGCTTCAGCTTCAGGCCCATATGAGACTCTTCACCGAAGTCGTCGGCCAACCTGACCTCGAAAAGAAACTCCGCGCGCTCGGCCAAGCTCTCAACACTCAGCAGATTCTCGATGAAGGCGCGGCCCTCATGTTCAACCGCACGCGGTCTCGCTTTCTCGCGGAGACGTCGCCGGATGGCGTGAAGTGGCCGGTGAGTAAAGCGGCCATTAGGCGGGCGGCATCAGGCCGGGGTGGAGGCACACTGTTCGACGTGGGGAAGATGTTCCGGAGCTTGCAAGTCTCCGCCGAGGGGCCAGACTCTCGGGGCATTGGCACCAACGCGACCAGTCCCAAAGGCTTCCCCTATCCACTCGTGCATAACTTCGGGCTCGGGTTTCCGAAGCGACAGTTTCTCGGTTTCAATCAAGATGACGTCGGGTCCATGACGCGCATGATTATTCGACGGATCACTGAGGCGCTGGCGCAATGAGCAAACTGAACGACATCATGGCGGAGGCCGAGGCCAAACTGGCGCTCACCGAGCTGGAGACATCACCACCATCACTCGTCTTGACAGGACGGGTCGTGATCGCGTACAACGAGAACGATCTACTGGATGTCCTGAAGGGAGTCAAGTCGTACCCCGCCGTGGGGATCGTCTACGAGGGCATGCGGTCGATGCCGGAGTCCGGGTCTACCATGAAGGCGGGCGTGTCCGCTGAAGTGATGTTGTCGTTCGTGCTCATCGAGCAAGGCAACGCCATCATCAACACGAATCAGAAGAAGACGCGCGCGATTGACTATCTCGACGCGATGCGCGACCAATTCATGGGGAAGCGCAGTACGGTGACGAATCACCTCTGGCATTTTCTCGTGGAGTCTCCGGCTGAACTCAAAGCCGGGATGGTGGTGTGGGTACAGCGATGGTCACTGCCGGTGCAACTCCCTCCGAAGAGACCCTAGTCTCCTGTATTCTGCCGACCAAAAACCGAGCCCACTACATCGGGCAAGCGGTGCGTAGCTACCTGTCCCAGACCTACTCCCGTCTCGAACTCATCATCCTCGACAACGGCGACGACGATACCGAAGCACACATCCCTGACTGCATGACGGTCATCTATTTGAAGGTGACAGGCAAGCGGACCACCGGGGAGATGCGGAACCTGTGCGTTGAGCAGGCGCGGGGGAGTATCATCGTCCACTTCGACTCCGATGATTGGAGTGCGCCGGATCGCGTCGCTGATCAGGTGAAGCGGCTGGGCATCGGGCGCATCCTCACCGGCTACAGCTCGATGTATTTCTATGATGACCGGGACGGCAAAGCCTACGAGTGGAGCAATGGGAAGTGCCGCTACCACCTCGGCACCTCCCTCTGTTATCGGAAGGCGTGGTGGGAAGACCATCCCTTTCCCTTGATGCAGGTGGGTGAAGACTTCCGCTTCGTGCAGACCGCCATCCGGCATCATGATCGACAGGTGCTGGCCGTGCCTGCGGGGCAGTTGATGGTGGCGCGCATCCACCCCGGTTCGACCAGTCCGAAGAATCTGAAGTCCCTCCGGTATCAGCCGGTGTCACTCTCGAAGCTCCCGAAAGCCTTTTTGTGCGCGTGAACATCATCTCGAATCTAAACAACGGGGTGGGGCTCCAGCGAGACTACGAGTTATTGCGGGAAGCACTGGAGGGGCGTGGGCACCATGTCCACGGCATCCAGTTCAACGCCCCGCGCAACCTCCAGAATGCTGACGTCAATATCTTCCTTGAAGTGGTGGTGCCGGGGCTCTTTACACTGGCTGATAAGCAGTGGGCCATCCCGAATCCCGAGTGGTGGTTTGTCGGGTGGGACGCCTATGTGTGGGACAAAATCTTAGCGAAGACACGGGATTGCCAGCGCATCTTCACCGAGAAGGTGGGCGACCGCTGTTTCTATCTTGGGTGGGAAGCACGTGACCTCTACAATCCCATCATCATGCGGCAGGCGTTGTTCCTGCATGTGGCCGGGAAGTCAAAGTTCAAAAACACCTACGCGGTGATCGCCGGGTGCAAGTTAGCCGGGGTGCATCTCACGCTGGTGGCCGAGCACTATGGGCCGCATCGACGGGAGACCAACGACGTGATTGCGGGGCTGTTGAACAGTCACCAGTTCCATCTGATGCCCTCTGCCTATGAGGGCTACGGACAGGTGCTCCATGAAGCGATGGGGTGTGGGCAGATCGTGATCACCACCGATGCGCCGCCGATGAATGAGCTGTATCCGGTGCTGCTCATCCCGTCCGTCAGTCAGAAGTTTCACCATGCCGGACAGCTGCACACTGTGTCGGCTGAGGGTGTCGCGGCGGCGATTGCTCAGGCGTTGCAATTGAGTGCAGACGTGGTGCGGTCGCAGTCAGACTGGGCACGTCAACGATTTTTACAAGAGAAGCAGACCTTCCACACGAATTTGAACGCGTTATTGGAGGAATTGTGAAGAGTACAGGGCAACAGGTGGTGGAGTTACTCGTGTGGCTGGCGGCGAAGAAGGACCATCCCCTCCGCGTGGTAGAGTGCGGCACCATTCGGAACCCCACGTTCGAGGGGCACGAAGACGGACTTGCCACCTATCACATTGCGAAGTGGATGATGGCGTCTATTGCGGTGGAACACGAGTTCTATTCGTTCGAGTTGAGTCACGGGACACTGCAAGCGAGTAAGCAGTTTCTCCGTGACCATGGCCGACTGGATCAGTACGTGTCCTTCGGGCTCGGTGATGCCGACATCCTCCTTGAACACTTCGCCCTGCCGATAGACTTCTGCTATCTCGATGCCGGAGCCTCTCCGGTGGAGAACCTCTCTCAATATCGGCGGGCGGAGAAGTGGATGCGGGAGCCGGGACTCATCGTGATTGATGATGTCTTCGATCCGCGCAACGCCAATCGTGGGCTGGTAACCGTGCCCTACGCGCGCATGGAAGGGAAGAAGGTGGCGAGTCTCGGCGGGCGACAGGCGCTCATCTCCTTCGGCGCTGATGACATCAAGCTCCCGAAAGGGGGGTACTGGTTGTGATCGAAGGTAAGCCGCCACTCCGCTTGGAACTTGGGTGCGGCAACCACCCCTCGGTGGGGTTTGTGCATCATGATCGGTGGAAGCACTCGGACCATGTGCAGCTCGCGTGGGACTTAGAAGTGTTTCCGTGGCCGCTGCCGGATAGCACCGTGCAGATCATCAAAGCCACCGACGTCTTCGAGCATCTGAAGTGTGACGTGCAGACGTGGCTCGATGAGTGTTGGCGGGTGCTGGTGGACGGCGGTGAGTTGAACATGCGGCTGCCCGCGTGGGATAACCCATATAGCTGGCGTGACCCGACGCATCAGCGGGTCTTCCATCGGGAGTCCTTCCTTTACTGGTGCCCGGACGCGGAGGGCACGGTATGGAGAGATTTCGGCCGTTACTATTTTGGGCAGGGGTACGCGAAATGGTGGATGCAGCAGTCAGTCCAGCCCGAAGTGAAGGATCTGCGGTTCATCCTATGCAAGATGTTGTAGTGCTCCCGACGTTCGACCGGCCGGAGTTTTTGTGGCTCTGTCTGGATCATATCGCGGCGTGCGCGGAGCACAAAGAACTGGACATTCGCGTGCATGTGGACGCACATCATCACCATCAGCCGCCGATGTCCGATATCCTCGAAGTGTTGGAACACTTTCCACAGCTGCACACGAGCCTCCATGTGCGCCGGACCCATGACTACGCGGGGAATAGCTACAACCTGCTCATGGGGTACAAGGACGCCTACGAGTCCGGCTCCACACTGGTGTTCCTGATCGAAGACGACGTGATGGTGAAGTCTAACTTCTTCACATGGCACCGGCTGGTGCAGGCCGAGCGGTGGCCTGTCGTGAGCATCGGCGCACCGCGTCCCGCGCACGGCGTCTATGCGTCCATTGGCGTGTGCTTCAGCCGCAGTCTGTTGTCTCTCCTCCTGCCGCACTGCCAGCACGCGTACTTCAGTGACATGCGGGAGTATTGCCAGCGGGAGTTTGGGAAGTCGCCGTTTGATTGTGAACAGGATGGGTTAATTGCCCGCGTTCTAATGGGTAACACGGTGATTTGGGCAGATGAGCCAGTGTGCCAACATGTCGGGTGGTATGGGTATCATCGCATGCACAGTCAACGACCCACGGGCGGGCTCGAAAAGCGGTATGCCACCATCAAACATGTGCTCTCGAACCCCTCGGTGCTACGTCGCTGGGTGAAGGACTTCGATGACATTGCTCCCCTCGAATCTCCTTGTAATTGAGTACCGTGACTGTCAGAGTGAGTGGTGCAGCCGAAGGGTTGCACACACCCGCTAGTCAGGTACAAAGGGAGAACGTAGCATGAGCTTAGTAAGCGTTCGTAATCCGGGGCAGGATCTGCCCAAGATTGTTGCCGAACTACAGGGTCTGACATTTAGTCTCGTGGCTGGCGCAGCCGCCGATACGGCCATTGCCGTGACGGGCATCGAAGCCGAAGACACAGTGATCAAGGCTCTCAATCTGACCGATCTCACCGAGATCAGTCTCGCCACGTTGACGGTCGGAAACCGGCAGGCGACCGGCACGCTGACCGTGGGCGACGGCATCGCAGACGGTGATACGGTCACGGTCAACGGGAAGGTCTACACGTTCCGTGACGTCGTAGAATCCCCCAGCTACAACGCGGCCCCAGCCATCATTCCGTTCGACTATGACGTGTCGGGCTCGGATGAAGCGGTTGTGGCGGCTCGTCTCGCCAAGGTGCTCATGTCCAACGACTCCGCCCTCTCCGCCGTCGCGGTCGGCGCGGTGGTCACGGTGACGTGGCGCGTGGCGGGTACGGTCGGAAACGCCAAGACATTGGTGACGAGCGGCGCGCACGTCGTCGTCTCCGGTGCGACCCTCTCCGGGGGCACGGCAACCAACGGCGTGAAGTTCAGCGGCGACACGTCGAGCAAGAAAATCCTGCTGGTCTGGTTCAACAAGCAGTAGTCCACGATTCACCAGTAAATCAGGCTTAGGAGAATCAGAATGCCAACTTTTGACGCGGTAAACCACTACTTCTCTGGACAGGGAGTAGTGATGATTGGCCGACGCGACCCGGTGACGGGCAACGCGATTGGTCTCCGTCCGGTCGGGAACGTGCCCGACATGAAGATCAGCATCGGCACGACGGTCGTGGATCACAAGGGATCGCAGGATGGCCAGCGGGCGACCGACGCCCGACTCCAGACCGAAGTGAAGGTGAACGTCACCATCACCATCGAGAACTGGATCGCCGTCAACCTCGCCAAGGCGCTGCGGGGTGACGCGGAGCTGTTCCCGTCCGGGGCGGTGGCGAACGAAGCGGTGATGGCGTATCCGGGGCTCGTCAGTGCGTTCCGCTACATCAAGGTCTCTGGCGTGGGCGTGTCACAGGGGGCGACCCTATTGACGGCGTACACGGACGGCATCGAGCCGTGGGACTACAAGCTGAATGCTGAAGCGGGCAGCATCATGCTGAACGACGGCGTGGCGGTGGACTACGACAACTACGTGCCGACGTCGCCCGAGTCGTCTGGTGATGAGCTGACGGTGGACTACAACTTCGCCGCGCAGTACCTCGTGGACTCGTTGACGCAGGCGCTGAACGACAGCTGGCTGCGGTTCGAGGGGCTCAACACCGTCGAAGAGAACGCGCCGGTCATCGTG